TTACCTGATGATGGAATAAGCGTTTCATCCCATGGATATTCAACTTCAACTTCGTCATCAAATAAGAGTCTAAAGAAAACTTCAATAGAATCTGATGAACCACGAATTTTATAATACTCTGTAATTGCTTTATAAAGATTTCTTTTATTAACTTGAATAGAACGGGGAACAACTGCAGCAATTTCTTTTTGTATAAGTTCTAGATACTGTGATGATGTCTTATCAATATCCATAGACTCTTCAATTGTATTAAGAACATATGAAGCACCTGGCCCAGCCCAATATTTTATTGGAGTTACAAGAGAAGCTGTTTTTGTATTATGAGACTCTAGACCTCTAACAGTAAATGTCTTACCAATAGCAGACCTCGTTGTAGCAAGAGACCCTGGAAGGTTATTACCATTTGTAATAAAAACATTACTGTCAGTCATTGGAAATGTTTCAATAACTCCAGCAGAATCAGTTAATGTAAGTACCGAGTTTGCGCCATCATCATCAGTAAAGAAATGATCGTTTTCATTCTTGGGATCATTAACTCTAAATACTGCTCGACCATCTAATACTACATCAGTGTATGTTTCTGTCTCTTGATATATAAACTCTTCTAAGTTCATATACGTATAATAAGCTTCTAATAATAGTTGTATGCCACCAGAATTTTCTAGTATCTCTGATGGTATTAGCTCTTCAGTTCTTAAATTTTCTTTAGTCTTTGCTTTCGCAGAAGCTACTGATTGAATATATCCTGGTGAGGATGTATCCGACGAGAAAAGCGTATTATTAGGATTATGAGTTCCAGCCATCTTATCTGAGCCTTGAAGTAGTTGTATAGTTAATCGTGCCCGAAGAACCTGATACAGAAATTGTATCGACGCTTGGAGTGATTTGTACTCTTAATGGATCAATAGCAATTAACTGATCTCTCTTTGGAGCTAAATCTAATGAATCTGGAACAACTGTAATTCTAATCACATTAACAGAATCATCGTCAGGAACAAAGTTATTTAAAGTAATTGTTCCTGATGTTACATTAATAAGTCCAGCATCATTAATCACTGTTACATTTACTGAGTTTACAACTTTATAAACAATAACCTGTCTATCTGTAGATCCATCAATAGGAATATCGCCAAAGAATACTTCTTCACCGCCATATTTCCACATTGTCGAAGAGATAATAAAGTTAGTAGAAGATCCTGAATTAAAGAATGGAGCTGTAAATTGTAAACTAAAATTATTATCTTTTTGAGCAGAAAGTTTATTAGGAGTAATATTCATAAACATGTATGGTCTTACATTACTATTCTGAATAGAAGGATCAGCATTATCGATCGCTTTAAGTAATTGAGAATGTCTAAACACTCCATCAAATTTATTAAGCTCGTTAAAATTATAATCTGATACAGTATCTCGTACAACAGCAGTCAATTCAACAGAGGATCTATCTGTTAAGTTTGGATTATATTTAAATGATACGTCTAATTCTAGATATGTAAAATTAGGATCAACGATAACTGGAGTAATAGATACAACACTCTTACCTTTAAGAATTGTATTCATAATTTCAGTTTTTTCGTTTACAGCTAATACTTCGTTAACCAATGGTTTAATTGCAATATAAACAGCGCCATAATCAGGTGGATTATTATCTTCACCACCCCATGTAGAGATAGAATTAATATTTGTAAACTCTTTCTTGATGATTGCTCTGTAATCGTCTGATGTAACAGCTCTATTCTGGGAAGTAAATGTTAAGGGTGCGTTAAATCTTATAGATTCATTTGTTTCTTTTTCAGTACCACCTTGAGATTTAGCTAAAGTATTAATTGTAACATTTGAGTATCCACCAATGTTATCTACCATACTAAATACATTTGCGCCATTCGAATCTTCGCCATTTGTAAATATATAATCTAGAGTTACAATATTATTGTTAAGAGGTTTCTTACCTGTTACACCGTCTCCAAAGTATACTTCGAAGTATTCATTTGAATTCTCTTGTAGATAGAATACTCGGCTTGACGAATTAACATTAAGTAAAGATTCAAACTGAGTGTAGTTATCATATGAACTCGATTGCTCATTAGCTTGAATAAGAACTCTAAGAGTTGACGTATCAGCATCGTCATCTGATATTTGATACTTCTGATTTTCAATATCGTTATCAACTCTATATAAAAGCTTTTTACGAGTACCCTCTACAATAATAACATTATCAAAAGTAAATGTATTACCATCTCCAGAAATAACAGCAGATTGTTCATTAAGGACTACATATCTATAGTTTCTTCCGTCAACTAGAGTAGTCAGCTTAGCACCACGAGGAAGAGTTAGTGTAGATGGAATAACACCAGACTCAGCAGAGACGTCTACTGTAATTGTAATAGTAGCTCGAGGTGCTAGAACTGAACGGGGTATGTAACCTAAGAGCTTAGCACGAGTAACAATGTTACCACGTATCTGAGCTGAATCTAAGAATGCTTCGTTTAAAGCAAAGTGAGCGGTCATAGCATTATAATGTGTATTATAAGCAAGCACATCTAAAAGCGATGATAGACCAGATCCTTCAAAATCATAACTATTAAAAGTTGATTGCGTCTTTAAATAGTTCTTAAGATTCTTTTTAATCTGATCAAAATCAAGTTCAGTTACATTTAAATTAGTTGCCATATCTTATTACCTTAAACGTTTTAAAACGATCTCTACAGTTTCTTGAGTATCGTATTCTTTAATTCTAAATTTAACTAGAACTCTATATGAATTATTGTCTACTTCATCTACAATATTAATAAATATAAGTTCTACTCGTTGTTCGCCATCTACTATTGCTCTTGCTATATTTTCTCTTAAAGCTTGTTTTGTAATTTCATCTGCCGGTTCAAAGAGAAGAGCTCTCATATTAGCTCCAAGACCAAGAGCAAATGGTTTCTCATAGAAATTAGTTAAGAGTAAATTGCGTACTGCGTATTTAATAGCTCTATCATCTTTTAATGGTATAATATCATTACGTATTGGATGAAGAGTTAAGTTAAGATCAAGGTCAGTCCAAGGCTTTAGTCGCGATGCAGACTGTACTCGTCTAAGATCACCAAGAACTCCACTTGGTTCAAGTATCTGACTGGATTTATCTGATAAATTTGTAGTAGACATATAACTATTTATACCTCTTTAGTTGCTAGACTAGCTTTTCGTCTTACAAGATATTCATTACATGATGTTGTAAAATCTAATGCCTGACTAAATTTAGAATTATTTGCTTTAACTAGACTATAAGTTTCCTGCAATATCTGACCTTCATTTATAAAATCCCATGTAGCATCTGGATATTTAGAACTCAGAGTTTTTTGAGCAAGCCTTAGTTCTTCTTTTGTTCTACTATGTTTCTTATACGTGTTATAGTCTCCACCTGCAGCTTCTATTGCTTCAACAAAAAGTTCTTCCCACGTACTATTATAAAAAAGTTGATTCTTTTTCTTTGATCCAAATCCACTAAAGATACTTCCAGCTTTACTTGATGATGCAATATACTTAATGCTATTTCTCATAGATGTAGATAACAATGTTCTATTTAATTCTTCTAAGTCTTTAACTATTACGGGAGTAGGTTCAGGAGCAACAGGAGGTTCTTCAGGTACTTTAGGTTCACTTGGTTCTTCTTTTACTGTACCATCATCTTTAAGTTCCATATTAGGAACTGCTGAACATATATCAGATTTAGCTGAAGTTATTAAAGAATCAGAAGTAGTCCCAGCGGGTAGACCTAATTTAGCGACTAAACTGGTTTCATCTAATCCAAGGTTACCTAATATACTATCTAGGTCAGGAAGAGCAGATCCAAACTTTGATTTAAGTTCGGCTATCTTACTCGTCACATCAATAGGATTAGTAGTACCAGATAAATCGTTTATCTTATCTTGAAGACTTTCAATAGCTGGAAGAGTAGGTTTAAATGTATCTAAGTCAGCTTTCATGGCAGTCAATTTAGATTGCATAGCAGCTAGCTGATCTTTACCTCCAGCTAAAAGACCGTCTAATTCTGCTTGCTTAGCCTTTAAATCATCTAAGGCTTTATTATTACCACAACTCATTTATATCTCCTATGTTCCACTAATTGGTGCAGTTGTTGCTTGTGTTGCTGGA